CCGCCCAGCCGGCAGTGGTTTTTAGAACCCGCGGCCACTGACTAAGTGGCCGCGGGTTCTAAAAACCACTGCCGGCTGGGCGGCGCGTCGCCGTCGCGATTGATAAGCGGGTGCAATCGGAACCAGTCGGACAGCGGCATATCTTGACGCGAAGAGTTGCACGACTGGTGAGCCGGCCGGAGATTGTCAAGGTCATCACTGCCACCGGCCGCCCTCGGGATCAGGTGGTCGGCGGTGGTAGCGCCATAGGCGCCGCACAGATGGCAGCGGGTGCCGAACTCAGCTAGGCAAGCGGCGGTTCGTTCAGTGGCATACCTACCGGCCCATGCTGGCCTACCATCAGCAGGCATAGGCGTAGTCATCCCGTGTGCCATACAGGCGCTCACGCACATAGGCATGGGCGTCTGCGAAGGTGGGAAAGGAAACCAACCTTATCCAGATTCCCTTTTTCCACGACACTTCCCACAGGCCGTTCTCGATCTTCTTCACCGTATATCTCACCTTCATAATGATATCCTATTCCTTGGGGACACTCAGACCCATCTCTACGAATTTTTCACCAGTGAGGTTTAGCCCGAATTTTGTATACTCATGTTTCATCATTTCAGTATACAGTTTATCAATAAATACCTCATATGCGTGCTGGTCATACTCATGTAATGAGTTAAGGGCCTCGATGAAAACCTCGATGGTATCACCCATGGCGTCGCGGCTTTTCGCGTTGAAAATTCTATTGAACAAAGCGGACACCACGATTTGTGAAGTCGGCTCTACTTGGTGCTGCTGAACTTTCGGTGTCTTCTTTTGTTTGCGTTTCCTTATCACTGTTCAGCCTCCCTCAGCACGTCAGCTATGCCAGCTATCGTTTTCCCCATGTCGGTGTACGCCTCCATGAAGCTTTCTCGTACCACCTCATACATTGCCTTGATAGCCTCGATCTTTTGCTCTTCAGTCTGTTGTTTTCTCATGCTGCTTCCTTTTTCGTTTATCACTGACCATCACCGCGTAGCGGCTTTTCCGGTGCCGGTTTCGGCGTTTCCTTCGCCATTTTGAACTTCTAGCCATATGCTATCTCGCGTAGCTGTTCTCGGGCGGCTCGTGCCTTGGCGCCGCCAGCGATGGGGATATCGACACCGGCCATTACCACACCGGCCATTCGGGGAGTGGCTGTGAGCGCGTAGACGGCACAATCCCGAATAAGGGGGCAGTCGGCGCATAGAGCGTGTGCTCTAACAGAGCGAGGCTTTTTTGCCAGTGGGTGACCCCGCCATGCCTCGGATTGGTCCAAATCCCACAGATGAGGTGCCGCAATGCATTTCGCTTTTGACCAACAAACTTTTTTAGGCATTTCGCCCCCGGGGTAGTACAGGTGATACAGGTGGTACAGGTGAGTGGTTGAGGTGGGTGCATAGGTAATAGGTGGGAGTGGTAGGGGTCGGTGGTTCCAGTAGGCCAGGATAGATAAAGAGTAAAGGTGAGGTAGTAGGGGGCTAGGGTCTGCCACCTACAGGAAACCCCCAAGGGGTTTCTCCCTGATGGCCTCCCCATTGGCGAAAATCCCATTTTTGACCGCTTCCATTGCCACCCCATGCCAAGTAGCCGTTCCGCCTCCTTGCGGAACGGCTTCCATAGGTCACACCACCAGCTGAAGGGCCAGTTCAACTGTGGCCACCCGGGACCAGGTACACCGGGTGCTTACGGTAAGAAGCACATTATCCTGGTTACGTGTTGTTTTGTTTTTCTGTTGTGTCCTGTACACGTACAAGAAAACAGGACGGAGGTATAGTGAATAAGGACAATATATTTAGTTATAGGCGTTCCGCAGCAGTTTACGGGGCCTGATACCCCCGCCGCCGGCTAGAAGCGGCGGGGGTACCTAAACCCAACAAACAATTAGAACAACATTCCTGCTTTTCGTTCCTTCGCTGCTTGTCGGCAGTCTCGGCAAACCCGCTTGCCGGCCTGGTTCGGCGGCGGCGCGGGCTTTGCGAACACTCTTCCGCAAACGTCGCAGTAGATACCACTATCGGCTCTTGCTGGCCGGAACTCCCAGCCAAGATTAGTTTTGGTCATCGGCATTTTCTTCTCCTAGCGGCATGCGCTCTTGCTCCCACCGTTGAGCTTCCTCAGCGGCATTTTGTAAATGCTCACGTAGGAACTCCCATCCAAATTGCTTTGCCCTGTGCTCTAGATTCTCTCGAAGTTCGTTATCTAAATAGTCGATACCGTGCGCCTCAAATGCCGTTTCTCGGGCGGCAAAGGCCACCATCTCGCATAAATCTTCAACAAAACATATGCGGGTGGGCTCCTGGGCAGCGTGAGCGATAGCACGTAGGGCAGCCTCTAGATAGGGCACGGACGGCATCTTCGAAAACGCATCCTCCCAATTCTCGCGTGCGATTTCGGCCCATTCTTGCCACTGATTGTTATTCATATTCCCTCCTCAAAAATGACTAATGAGCTTGAGCCCCGTAGGGCTCAAGCTCAGCCAATGATTCTTGATTTGTTCCAGGTTGCAGCGCACCGATGTTGAATGGAATATCCGATGCTACGGCAATGGGTTCATCCATGCAGATGGTCAAACGTAGATACGAAGAACCAGACGGATTGTTTTCAACGATGATTCCATTAGCGCAGATCATGAGCGGTGTGCAAACCATGACACCATCAATGACTAGCCCATGTTCTTTCGATAGCCGCCATCGTGATTCACTCATGGGTAGAAATATACACAAACCCACCGTGCAAATCAAGTATTTTGTGCGATTAATTAAGTTTCTCTAAAAATAATTGCAGATACTCTAGCTAGAGAGTAGTATTTTACACATGCTAAATAGTATAGAAACCAGTGGTTTGATACCAAGATTTCAGCTACGGCACCGCGTCAAGCTAGCGCGTGAGGTCGCAGAGTTACAGCAAATAGAACTTGCAGAGATGACAGGACTAAGCCGCGGAACGATAGCGAACATTGAGGTCGGCAAGGCAAACCCACGTAAGGTATCACTAATGCTTATCGCATGCGCTACCGGAGTTGACCTACACTGGCTCGAAACCGGAGAGCCACACATGGAAGATGACACAGTTGAAGACGTAGCCTAATTCGACACCAATATCACGATTACTATTTTTTATAAATGGGGAAGTGGTCTAGGCCACAACCCAGACGATCTGTCCCCCATAGTAGGCGCCTGACTGCATGATCGTAGGCACCGGACAAGTGACTGTACCATCGGTGCCCAGCCTAGCCCGTGCCCCTACAGCGTCGTTCAAATCATTAGCGCCGGCTAGAGCGGCGTAGATGGTTTTTGTCGGCCGGTCACTAGCGGCAAGGTTGTTCGCCAACAGTCTTGTTGCGGCAACAGCGTCACTGGTAGTACGAAACTCAAGACTCAAAATCCGCAGCTTTCCTATCCGTTGGATCAAGCCGGAGGCGTTACGAAAGGAAGTGTTCAGCGCGACCACTTCGGTACTCGTAGTCAGCGCCTCTGACAATCGCGCTGCATTATTGCGCTGGACACCAGGAAATTGACTAATCGTGTCGCTCCCATCGGCATTGAGGTGCTGAATGTTGCGGGGGTCGGTTATGGCCATGAAATATCCTATCCTTTCCAAGTGCCGGTAGTAGTAGCCCAGGTAGTTGTGGTTGCGCCCCACGTGGTCGGTTTCGGCGGCGGCGGCGGGGGAGGCGGTGGCGGCGGGGGCGTTAGCGCGTCGTCGGTCGGTCCCCAGGCACAGTAAAGATCATGGGTAAAACCCCAATGGTACAGGGTCAAGGTCCCGCCAATTGGGTAGTAGGTTTGTTGTAATAGCAGCTCACCATGATACTTTGTTGCCCACTTATCCCCCGTCACCTGAATATACCGGTTCGGAGTCTCCCAGCATTCCCACCCCAGGTAGGTGTTGAGGAAGTCGGCGTTTCGGCGGGTGTCAAGCCGGATTCGGCGGGGGCTACCCAATTGGGCTTTCGCTAACTCGGCGTGATTTTCGGCGTAGCCGATGATACCGCCTTGATCTGGGCAATACGGGATATCCAGCTCGACGATATTGCCACGATCCCATTGGTCGCGGGTTTCACGCAAAACCCGCGTGTCCCGTGCTTGTTTGGCCTTCCCGAAAAGCCCACCAGCACTATACAGAATCGTGGTCGGGGTGTTATCGGAGGTCCAAGCCATGCCCTGGTCAAGGTCAATTAAAACCTTCGGCGACAATATCCACGGGGCGCCGCCTTCCGGGGTGTCCAGCTGGTGAACCGTCGGCGCTAGGCGCTTCCAGTCAGGACACCAGGCGGGGAAGGCCCCAGGCCGCCAAACCAAGGATTCAGCTAGTTGTTTCACACTGATTTGATTTTCGGGCGGTTCAGCTAGGTAATTCCCGTTTATATCCAGGGCAATAAATGTGCCTAATTCGCGTTGGACACGCCCTAAACGAGTATTAAAATCACGGAGGTTTTTAGCATCATAAAACAGGCCATTGAGTTTATTTGACCAGGTAGGCGATTCGGTAGCGGTAAAATCGACGATATAATCCCCGATTTTTGTGTCTTTAGGGGTGACTTTAAAATCGTCAATAATGCCTTGGAAAATCACTAAATCGCCACTTGCGGGTTTGGCCGTAATAATCAATTCCGAATTGACCCATTTTTGCATTACCCGTGATAAAGTAACGTGCTCCATCAGCATTTGGAATTGACAGGTCCGGTTGGCCGGGGCGCGGTAAAGGTTTGTGCGCCCCCAGTTGATCGTGAGACCATCGACGACGGCACGAAGGTTCAGGTTCCATTGGCTGTTCGGCGGGAAGATTGAAATTTGTAGCATGCTTGCCATGACACCCATTAGCGTTTCATCCTCTCATCGTAGTAGTCGAGGATCTCGCGGAGTTTCCGGCCGGTCTCTAGGGCATCAATGGGGCCGTTGATAGTGATCTCAAAGTTGTTAATCACTTGGGGCGCTGGTAGTGGCCGGTTTAGTAGGTTGTGGAAGGCGGCGCCAATACCGCCGCCACCGGCTCCATGGAATGTCCCATCGTCGCCGCCACCGAAGACACCGCCAAAGCTACCGCCGCCACCGCCGCCTACACCGCCAAAGCTACCGCCGCCACCGAAGATACCGCCAGCATCACCGGCAGCATCCAGAAAATCAGTGATCCACTGGAACGCCTTCTTGATGACGTCAATAATCTTAAAGAACAGGTCTTTTAGCCAACCAAGCTTACCGCCAATGGCAATCACCGCATCCACCAAGC